CCTGCTATTACAGCGAACAGAACAATTACACTACCTTCACCGGTTGCTGGTTCACACTTTAAATTTATTTATGGTGGAGCGGCAGAAGAAACAGAAAACCTTATCTTTGATACAGGGGCTGATGCTAATTACTTTATTGGCGGTGTTGTCCATGCAGATTCAAATGCTGATAACGTAACTGTTTATTCTGATGGAAACTCTAACTCAAAATTAACTCTTACAGATTTTGGTGGTATGGAGATTAACATTATGGCTAAAGATAGTACGAATTGGCTAATTTGGGGCTTCACAGAAGGCGCAGATGCACCTGCATTCGCAGACAATTAAATAATATAATGTGGGGCTACGGCCCCACAGTTCTTAATTAAGGAGGGAACATGGCAGACACAGTTACAGGACCGACTATCCTACAACAAAACGACAACAGAGTTGTTATTAAAATAGTTAATCAATCAGACGGAACAGGAGCAACAACAGTTTTTGGCGATGTGTCAGCATTAGCAGCTAGATCTGATGGAACTGCTGTAGCACACTTAGGATTACTTAGAGTTTGGTTTTCTTGTCAAGGTGGCGATGGAGGAGACTCTTACGCACGTTTAGACGAAGAAGATTCAGATGGAGATATTCCTGTAATAGGTTTAACAGGAACAGGATATTGGGACTTTAGAGAATTTGGTGGTATACCAGCAGATAAATCTAGTAACAGTAATGAAAGTGATGTTAATCTTGTTGTACCGGGTGCCGCGGACTCTGGTAATATGTACACAGTTATTGCAGAATTCCAAAAAATCTATTAATAATGATTAGGAGGTCTTCGATGCCGAAACAATTAACAGGTCGTCAAAAAAAGACGATGAAAAAGCACTCTAAACATCATACAAAAAAGCATATGGCTTCTATGACAAAAGCTATGAAAAAAGGTAAAACTTTTACACAAGCTCATAAGAAGGCAATGAAAAAAGTAGGTAGATAATGGCAACGTCCGGAACTAATACTTTTGATTTAGATGTAGATCAGCTCATAGAAGAAGCATTTGAAAGATGTGGAATTAATTCTAGATCTGGTTATGATTTAAAAAGTGCAAGACGTTCACTTAATATTATGTTGGCTGAATGGGCTAACAGAGGTATTAATCTTTGGACTGTTGAGCTTCGTACAAAAACATTAACAGCAAGCACAAGTAGTTATACTTTAGATTCTGATCTAATAGATATTTTAGAAGCTGTTTTGTTTACAACGTCAGATACAACAACAGATGTGGAAGTTGATCGTATTAGCCGAGCTGAATATTTAAATATATCTACTAAATCTTCAGAAGGCACACCTGTACAATATTTTTTACAACGAGGAGCTTCAACTCCAACATTGTATTTATATCCAACACCAGATGGTGCACACACATTTAAATATTGGGGCCTAACTAAAATACAAGATGCTGGTGATTATAATGATCAACTAGAAGTACCAACAAGATTTATACCTTGTTTGTCTTCTGGACTTGCTTATTATATGTCAGTAAAAAAAGCACCAGAGAGAACACCTTTACTAAAACAATTATATGAAGAAGAGTGGCAACGTGCTTCGGAAGAAGATAGACCACGTTCTAGTTTCTTTGCTACACCAGAGAGAGGATATATTTAATGGCACATGCAGCAGGTAAATATGCAAAAGCAATATCTGATAGAAGTGGTATGGAGTTTCCTTACAATGAAATGGTTAAAGAATGGAATGGCTCTTTAGTACATAAATCAGAGTTTGAATCTAAACATCCACAACTAGAAAGACAACAGCATAGACCAGATGCACAAAGTTTAAAAGATGCACGTCCCGCGCGCGTAGAACCTTTAACAGTATTTGTTGGTGGAGCAGGATTTTTTGATTATGATGATTCTATGCAACCTCCAACAAATAAAAAACAACCAACAGTTGTATCATCTATTGGTACAGTAACAGTGAGTACATCATAATGGCTGTCACATACTCAGAATTAACACAACAAATTTTAGATTACACAGAAGTTAGTACAGACGTATTAACAGCTACAAGAACAAATGATTTTATTGAACATGTTGAAAACAGAATATTTAGAGATGTAGATTTAGACGTATTTAAATCTCACCAAACAGCAAATCTTATTGCAAGTAATGCTTTTTTATCTCTTCCGGGTGGAACAACACCTACACCAGAATCTCTTGGTACAATTAGAACAATGCAGATATTTTCTCCTAGTTCTACAACAAGGGATTTTTTAGAACAACGCGATATTAGTTATATGAATGAATATTGGCCAGATCGAACAGGAACAGGAACTCCTCGTTATTGGGCGTGGTGGGATCACAACACAATTTATGTTGCACCGACGCCAGATTTAGCTTATAACGTTGAACTAGGAATTACTAGATTACCAACAAGACTATCTAGTTCCAACACAACCTCTTGGTTGGGTAATAATGCTCCGGCACTATTGCTTTATGGATGTCTTGCAGAAGCCTTCAAATTTTTGAAGGGACCAGCGGAAATGCTGCAATTATATGAACAATCATATCAACGTGCCCTTCAAGAGCTAGTTATAGAACAGCAAGGAAGACACCGAAGAGATGAGTACATGCACGGAGCGTTAAGAACTCCTTTGCAATCACAGAACCCATAGGAGGATAAAACATGGCAATAACTCAAGCTGTATGCACAAGTTTTAAACAAGAATTGCTAGTAGGTACGCATAATTTTACAGCTACTACCGGTGATACTTTTAAAATAGCACTTTATACAAGCTCAGCTTCACTAGACGCAACCACAACTGCTTATTCAAGTTCCAACGAAGTATCAAACTCTGGAACATACACAGCAACAGGCGGAACGCTTACAAGCGTAACTCCAACTACAAGTGGTACTACTGCAATTTGTGATTTTTCTGATATATCTTTTACATCAGCAACTATCACTGCAAGAGGCGCATTAATCTTTAATAGTTCAGATTCAAACAAAGCTGTAGCTGTATTAGATTTTGGTGGAGACAAAACATCTACTAGCGGAACATTTACTATTCAGTTTCCAACAGCAGATGCGAGTGACGCAATATTAAGATTAGCCTAGGAGATTAAATGGCATTAGTCATCAATGATCGTGTAAAAGAAACTACGACAACCACAGGAACAGGAGCTGTTTCTCTTGCTGGTGCTGTCACAGGCTTTGAAACTTTTGCTGCTGGTGTAGGTAATAGTAATACAACATATTATGCTATTGTTCATCAAACAGCCGCAGAATTTGAAGTAGGTCTTGGTACATTAGATGGTGATAGTTCTGATCTTACACGTACAACAGTAATATCTTCTTCTAATAGTGATAGTGCTGTTGATTTTGCAGCAGGAACAAAAGACGTATTTTGTACAATACCTGCAAGTAAATTAATATTTGAAGATGCTAATAATGATGCGACTGTAGGTCGTAACTTAACAGTTACTGGAGATTTAACTGTATCTGGTGATGACATTACCATGGGTACAAACACTGCTGGTAATTTATTAATAGCAGACGGAACAAACTTTAATTCTATTGCAGTAGGAGACTTATCAGCAATATCAACTGTTGCAGCAGATGATGTATTAATGGCAGTAGATACTTCTGGTGGCGGACTTAAAAAAATAGCAAGAAGTGATCTTGTTTCTGGTTTAGCTGCTGGAACAATGAGTGATGTTGTAGATGATACTTCTCCTCAACTTGGTGGTAATTTAGATACAAACTCACAAAACATTTTAATAGATGATGCACACTTTATTGGTGATGAAAACGGTAATGAACAAATAATATTTCAAACAACAAGTTCAGCAGTAAATCAAATTGACATAACAAATGCTGCTACAGGTAATGGACCTACTATATCTTCTACTGGAGGCGATTCAAATATTAATCTTAATTTAACACCTAAAGGTTCTGGTGTTGTTATGATTGATGGTAACGTTGGTATTGACTCTGGAACAATAGATCTTAAAAATGGTGGTTCAGTATCAAACATTAAATTTTATTGTGAGTCATCAAACGCTCACTACACAGCTTTACAGTCGGCGGCTCATTCTGCCTATTCTGGTAATGTAACATTAACATTACCTGCTTCCACAGATACCATTGCAGGTATAGCTGCATCGCAAACATTAACAAATAAAACAATTACAGCATCTAGTAACTCTGTTGGCTTAGACACATTAGATATTGATGGTGGAACTGATATAGGCGCTGCTTTAGCAGACGCTGATTTGTTTATTGTAGACGATGGGGCAGGAGGCACGAACAGAAAAGTTGCGGCTTCAAGAATAATAACATACGTAGATGCAAATGCAGGATTTGCAAGTAAGGGCTTTGCCACAGCAATGGCCATTGCCCTCTAGTTTATAATGATGTATAGGAGATAATATGGCACAAGATTTTGAATCCAACGGAGCAAGAGTAACAAACTCTGCTACAACAATTTACACATCTAACTCAGATGATGCAGTTGTTGGATTAAGATTAGCTAACATATTAACTGCGGCTGTAACAGTGGATGTTTATATTACAGAGGGTGGTTCAACTGACCGCTATATTGTAAAAACATTAAGCGTTCCTCCGGGAAGTAGTGTAGAATTGATTCAAGGCGGATCTAAGCTAGTGCTTCAATCGGGTGATGTAGTCAAAGGTTTATGTGGAACAGCTAATGGCATCGATGCATGGATTAGTGTAGTTGACGCAATAAGTACGTAGGAGATAATATGGTAACAGAAGTAGGCGGACCAATTTATATAGGAGATACTCCGGGTGGAGAGTCTTTTCCAGAATATGATTCTACTATTGATAAAGATCAAATAGTAAAGAATTCTGTTGTGGCAGGTCCTATAACATTAAATGCAACTATAACAGTTGAAGGAAACTTAGTGGTAGTATAATGGCGAATATTGAATTAGACGGTGCAAATAAAAAAATAAAAGTAGATTCTGGTGATTTAACTTTAGATGTACCGGGCGATATTATACTAGATGCAGATGGTGCAGACTTAGTATTTGCAGATGGTGGAACTAATATTCTAAAAGTAACTAATAGTTCTTCTGATGTTGTATTTCAACCACAAGTAGATGCTAAAGATATTATCTTTAAACAGTATGATGGTACAACTGTAGCAACAGTAGAAGATAATGGAACATTTAATATTCCAACAGACAAACTAGCAATAAATGGAACAGCAGTTACTTCTACAGCGGCAGAGTTAAATATACTTGATGGAGTTACTTCTACAGCGGCAGAGTTAAATATACTTGACGGAGTTACAAGCACAGCCGCAGAATTAAATATAGTCGATGGTAACACTAGCGCTACATCAACAACAATAGCAGATGCAGATAGAGTTGTACTTAATGATAATGGCACTATGGTTCAAGCAGCAGTAACAGATTTAAAAACTTATATTGGTGGTTTTGATGTATCAAGCATTACAGGTGCTACAGCCATCGGTGCAATACCTGCAAACGATGACGAATTTGTAATGAGTGATGGTGGTACATTAAAAAGAATTGATTATAAATTTTTAGTTCCTTATGGTTCACTGGCAGGTAATTTTTCTCATGGTAATCAAACTGGTATTTCAAGTTTTAGCTATACAAAAATTTTATTAGCTACTGAAAATTACAATAGAGGTTTAACATTTGGAAGTAATAAAATAACAATACCTACTGGTGGAGCAGGAGATTATATGGTTTCAGTTACTCTAAATGCTAATTTATATGGGTCTGATAAAATGCAAGCCGCAAAAGGTGCTATATATGTAAATGGAAGTGGTTCAAAATATTTTGGTATTGATTTTAGAGATGGTAATGGTCGTGATGCTAGCGTAGTATATAATGATGTTATACAGTTTAATGATGCTGATTACATAGAAATATACGCATATATTGGTCATACTCAATCAACTTCTTCTTATCAAGCGGTTAACAGCACACAAGTAACATTATTTAAAATTAATAACGCATAGGAGTAATTATGGCCGCATTATTTACAAAAGTAAAATTATACTTAGAAGATAATTCTAAAACAGAAAATGAAATAATAGATGGTAATGTAATTTTACAGAATGATGGTAGTGGAGATTTTATAAAATCATGGAATGTCACTGGTGTTGATGAACCTACAAATTCACAACTTAATTCCTATGATGCAGATAAAGAAGAAACTAACAATGGTGTTCGTGAAACTCGTAAAGATGCTTACGGAAAAATTGGAGACCAACTAGATTTACTATACAAGGATATGCTAGCAGGTAAACTAGATGCCACAGGTGAATGGGCAAAATTAATTAAGTCAGTTAAAGACGCTAACCCTAAAAGTTAAGGAGTAATAAATGGCAGAGATTCGTATAAATACAACCGGTGGATTAAAGCTGTATGATGCAGATAATTCGCATTACGCACAAATCGTAGCTGGTACTATTACATCGAATGTTGATGCTATTACATTAGGGCATAACCTAGCAACATTTAATGCTGCGGTAACTGCTACTGGTATTTTAAAAACAGATGACACAACTGAAGCTACTTCTACAACTGATGGTTCATTACAAACAGACGGTGGGTTAAGTGTAGCAAAAGATGCAATCATAGGAGATGATTTAAAATTATTATCTGACTCTGCTGTACTTTCATTAGGTGCGGGAAGTGATATAACATTTACACATGATGGCACTACTGGATTAACTATTGCCGCAACACCAATATCAATAGATTCTACTGGAGAATTACATTTAAATTCAACAACTGGTGATATTAAACTTCAAGATGGTGGAACAGACCAAATTGCTTTTGACTTAGATGGTACAGCTGGTGAAGTTATAATGAAACC